AGCCGGTCCAGCTTGAGCAGCTGCACGTGCTGCTTCTTCATCACGGCGAATTGCATCGTGCATACCTGGAGGTGGTGGGTTGGGAGGTCCAGGTGCTGGTGCTGGTGGAGGAGCCGGTCCGGTGTGTCCAAGTGCAGGATGTATTGGGTTAGGAGGTTCAGGACCAGTGGGTCCAGGTGCAGGTGCAGGTGTAGGTGGGGGGACCGGTGGAGGTGCAACTTTGATTCGGCGTCGAATTCCAGGAGGAGGTGGATACGCGTCGAGAGCGGCTTGGGCTTCCATGTCCAGCTGACTTTGAGTGGGCAAAGGAACATTTGCAACAGCCTTTCCCGGAGCCGGTGGTGCAGCGGGTGTGGAAGGCGGGACAGATGCAGTCGATGATGCAGGAGCAGGTGCAGGAGCAGGAGCCGGCGCTGTTGGTGCTGTCGATGCAGTTTCCTCACTCGGCGCCTTACCAAGTGAATACGCGGCGGCAATCGCAGCCAGTGCGGACCCTTCCGCTACAAGTAGTCCGATCGATCCCGGATCCATTATCTTCAACGGTTAAAAAAAATAGTCACATTCATGAGGTAATATGAGCTTCAACGATATCATAGCCTTATCTGTCGTAGAAGTGTTTGGTGACTTCAATCTGAGATGGTACGCGGAGACGAACAACAACATGTATTTCGTCTACGGGTTGATTGGATACGCTGGCGTCATTTATTACTTGATTAAGTCCCTCCGGGCAGGTAATGTCCTGTACGTGAACGGAATGTGGGATGGTGTATCGGGTGTAACCGAAAGTATCGCCGCCTATTTTGTCCTCGGTGACCGCTTAGAGCATCCCTTTCAATATGTAGGGCTATTCTTGACTATTGCAGGAATCTATCTGCTTAGGAAAGCGGAGTAATCTAGTGACGCCGTGTGAACGCACGTCCACTGCGAGCACGCGCGGCCTTTTTGCGTGAAACGATGCGGCCATACTTGTTCATCATTAGGTCACCCTTCGTCAGTCCACCGGGCGTCTTCTGAGCCGTTCCATTCCACACCTTACGACGAGATCCAATAGCACGTAGAGTCTTCATTGTGAATCACCGAGAAAGTTTCAAACGAAAGGGGCGTGGTGCTTCCTCACTGAACCCAGGGTTCTCGACCTGACCGCAATACAGCGCTTCTGTCCATGGAGTCGGGAATTTACGCACCGTTTCGAAGCTATTGGTTGGGCCGCCGCCGTGGTGAACCAGGATATTGTGTTTGACCTTCGGGTAGATCTTCACGCTCAAAAAGTTCTGATCTAATGCGATACCTCGATCCTCTGGATTGAGCTTGTAGGCCTCGTATTCTGCTCGAATGTTGATCCCCGCAGACTTGCGGAGGGCCCATAACCCACCCATGAGGGATGCGGAGTGTTCCTTGTGGTCGCGGATGGTATGCGCCATAAACTGCGGTGAGTTCATGAAGTCCATGATGGCCCATCGGTCACGCCAATGAATACGCGAGTCGGCATCACGCACGAACATCACGTCTACGTCCGGTTCATCAATCGCAGTGAACCGGTCAATCATGTTCTCGATTCCGGTCTTTCCAGTGGGCTTCACGACCACGTAGGGTGCAGCTTGAAGCTTCGCCATCATCTCAGGAGTCACATCAGACCCAGTGTAGACGAATACAAACCAACCTGGAAAGTGCTTATGAATCAGCTGAATGTTCTCAATCATACCCGGATAATACCGGGGGTTATACCCACCATATAAGCAGAACGAGAATACGTTCATCTTATCTTAAGGAACAGTAATGCTGTCGGGGAAATACTTCGCAGATGGTTGTCGATGGGTAGTCGACTGGATGTATCCCGGCCGCCCAATGTATTCGCCGCTTGAAGCGAACTATGGGGATCGAGTCTTCTTACGGGGATCAGCTGTATACAAGTTTGTTCAAACAAAAATGGGAACACGGTTCAACTCACGAAAGAAACATATTTTTGTGGTTCATAACTCTGATCAACCTTTCGACGAAGGAAAGCTGAATGCGTTGCTTCCATATGCAATCCATATCTACGCGATCAATACCACCGTCAAGCATCCACGACTGACCACAGTACCGCTCGGATTTCCGGATGCAGCTCTGGACTTTGTAGCCAATTTCAAACGCCCAGATGTTCCCCGTGATATCGAGATCTATCTGAACTTCAGCGTCAATACAAACGTTCAGAAGCGAATGGATTGTTATAACGCCTTCAAGGATGATCCGAGAGTGGTGATCAAGGGTGACCGAACGCGTGAACAGTATTACGAAGACCTCTGTCGTTCGAAATACGTGCTCTGTCCAGAAGGCACGGGTATGGATACTCATCGGGTATGGGAGGCCATCTTCTGTGGGGCGACCCCGGTGGTGTTGCGCAACCCGTTAGCGGACTTGTATTCGGCGTATCCGGTTAAAATCATGGATTCTTGGACTGACCTCATGCAAGTCCAGTCATAATCTTATACAGCTCATACAGGTGCGCAGTTCGAACCGTCCAGGACACGTTCGCAAGCGCATATTCACGGATTTCAGCGCGGGACGCCACGGCCACTTTGCGATTCTCCTCGATCGCATTAGTAACATAAGCGATATCATCCAACTTATCATCTGGAATCACTGTGATCCAAGGCTTCGATGTATCCAGGTTTGCAGAAGCTACACGACTCACAACGACACCCAGTCCGCAGATGAGCGCCTCGCATACAACCAGGGGATGTGCCTCGCCATCGGAAAGTAACACAAGATTACCGTAGTCTGCGAGTGAGTCGTAGAGTATTGTCTTTGTCCACTCCCCCAAATGGCGCGGATGACCGGGCATGAACTTGTTGCAAATACTGTGACCAGCGAAATACAGGTTCGGAACGTCCTGATACTTGTACTGCTTTTTACGTTCTTCGATCTTCGCCAAGTAGATCGACCGATCGGGAAATACAGGAGTGTCTGAGTATCGGAATGAATCCTCGTTCGCACCATTTGGGGCCACGTAGATCCTATTCGGGTTACATCCAGCATTCACATATCGGTCCTTGATACCCTGCGACAGCGCAGCGATGGTAAAATTACCATTAATGAAGCCGCTGAAGATGTGGCCGTAACTCCACTGTCCATGAAACGTTGGATCTTCGAGGTAACCAAAATGAGACGTTGCAACCTTAGCTCGGCAGTTGATCCGCGGGAGGATACTGTAGTAATCATCATATTGCAGGTGGACTATATCAGGGTTTAACGCATTTACCTGGCGAACCATTTCATTCTGATCACTTGTATTCACAATGTGAACCTCTGCACCCAACTTGCGAAGACATAACGTCTGATCCCATACAAGTGCCTCGACAGCTCCCCAACCGGTTGGCGGTATAGACATAAATCCTGGCCCAATGATGACGATACGCATTTTTATAGATTAACTCGGCTGCTATAAATGCCTCATGTCGTAAAAATGTTTGAAGTTACTTGTTCCTATCCATATAATGAAAAAGATCTGGTACGCGCCAAATGGGTTCGAAGCCTATGGAGATGAGGAGATCAAGGCGGTCGAAACCTGTCTTCGAGATGGATGGCTAGCTGGATTCGGTAAGTACACAATTGAGTTCGAGAACAAGGTATCAGCGTATTTCGGAAAGAAACATGGTCTATTCGTAAACTCCGGATCGTCGGCATGTACTCTTGCATTAGAGTGTTTAGATTTACCGAAGGGAAGTCACATAATCACCCCAGCATGCACATTTACTACCACGGTTGCTCCAATTATTCAACTAGGTCTAGTACCCGTGTTCTGCGATGTAGCCCTTAATGCATATGTTCCTACCGTCGATCAGGTGTTTGAAAAGATGACCCCCGATGTACATGCAATCATGTTACCAAACCTGATTGGTAATACACCGAATTGGGCAGCGATTCGTCAGCGCCTTCGCGAAACCGGTCGTAATGACGTATTCCTCATTGAGGATTCTGCAGATACGCTCGTATGTACACCCGAATCCGATGTATCGACTGCAAGCTTCTATTCGAGTCACGTGATCACTGCATGTGGATCTGGCGGTATGGTCATGTTCAATAGCGAAGCACATCTCAAACGTGCGACAATGTTTCGCGATTGGGGCCGTGTGGGCAATAACCTCGAGGATGTATCGGATCGTTTTAATCACTCAGTCGATGGTATCCCATATGACTTCAAGTTCCTCTATGGCTGCCTCGGATACAACTTTAAGTCATCCGAAGTTAACGCCGCGTTCGGACTAGTTCAGCTGTCGAAGCTGGAGAGGTTCTTCGAGATTCGCAAAGCCAATCAGGTGCGGTATATGGAGAATCTCAAGGATGTTTCGAATGTTATGTTGCCCGATCAGTCTATGAACCCCAACTGGTTAGCATTCCCCCTTCTTGTTGAAAACCGTCTAGGCCTCGTTACGTTTCTCGAAGAGAACAATATCCAAACCCGAGTTATCTTCTCTGGTAACATTACGCGCCACCCGGCTTATCGCGAATACCTGGCTGACTACCCTAATGCAGACCGTATCATGAAGGATGGGATTCTGCTTGGCTGTCACCACGGCATGACTGTCGAAGACGTGGACACTGTCTGCGCGAAGATCAAGGAGTTCTATAAGTGCGCATAAATGGCATCTTTGACGTTTCGGACTTCGGTAATCGCCTTGAGCTTCGCCATAGAAAGTTCATACCCTCCTCGAGCCTCACCCTGTGTGGATACATTGATTTCAATGCGCTCTCTCTTTTCCGAATACATGGTCAGTAGACAAACAAGAGAAATAGTACCATCGTTTACAAAATTGTAGATACCATGAGCCCCGGCTTCGCACAACAGTGAAATCTTAGGGAACATGTCCGGAACCACTGTTAATGCAGTGCTAACTGGATGAACAGACGATGCGCGTCCAATCATCTTGGACATAAAACACTTTGGATGTCCATCTAACGTGATAGCTGGTCCGATTCGTAAGTATAGAACGTGTGGGAAGAACGGAACTACTTTCTCCAGCTCGATCTTCCATTTTGAGTAAACCCTATAGTTCATGTCTCCTTTGTCGTCCTCGGTATAGATTGGTCTACCTCCTGAGAAAATGTAACTAGACCCAAATACAGTAGTATGAATGTTTAATGTCGCAGTTATCGTGATCAGGTTCAATACACCAACGTAATTCGCATGGAAGGTTTCCGATTCATGTTGATCACACCAGTCGGTCGACGGGGTTCCGGTAATTCCGGCAGCGCAAATCACAAATTTCGCACCAGAGTCAACGATCTGTTGGAAGAGTATTGGCGACGTTAGCCTTTCTCTGCTTTCGAATACGGAGTACCCCTGTTGTCTAAGTACTCGGACACAAGCCGTGCCCAAGAATCCACTTGAGCCAATAACGAAGTAGTCCATACCTTCTAATGTGTAAAACGACGAAAGCCATTAGTGGTGTTTTGATTGAAGAACTCTTTGAATGGAGGTTTCTCAATCCGTAGGCCCATTTCTTGGAAGTACTTGAGATGCAGGTACTCTGCCTGGTTTATATGATGATCACTGTTACAGTGCTCTTTGAATAATCGGGGGAGGTTATCGAAATAGGTTTCAAACACGTTCATTGCAGACGATGATCCGTATGTTAATATTTCATATATCAAGTCAGGGGAATGGAAATGGGCATATAGACAACTGGGTGGAGATGTCAGTAAGAGCGGTTCGGATAAATCAACATCGATACGAGTGAGAATCACTGCGTCGTATTCAAACCCATGTTCCTTCTCATATTGCGTTTTCAACATCATCACGCGTTTACGCGACTCGATTTGACTCATGACACCATGGTACATCATCTGAGTACATTCGTCCGTCCAATACCGCCTATCGTGAACCATTGATTGTGGAAGTGAGTTGTAATGGTTGATCTTGTCTTTGATTGCGTCGAAGTGCTCAATCGGATACATCTTCTTTCGTTCGAACTCAATCAGCTTTGGGCCGAAAATGCGGAAGATATCTGATGGGGGGTATGCACTAAGGCCTTTATTTTTATGATACTCTTGCATAACCAGTCGCTGGAAGTATGACAACTCATTCATTACGTCGTCGCCGTAGTATATGTGGTGCATAAAGACATCAGCATTGTTGGGTTTAATGATCTTTTCGTATACAGACTGCCAGTGCTCGGGATTCCCACGTATTTCTCCGGATAGACATACGGCAACACGCATTTATGAGTAGTATCGTTTGATAGTGTAAATAAGTATACCATCGACACTACAATATGCAGAAGGTTGTTATGGTCGGCAACTGTCATATGACTGGAATCAGACGCGTATTGGGATATACAACATTCGCATCTAAGTATACGGTTGAGCAATTCGCTAACTGGGAGATGATTGAACGGAAGGACGTTTTACCAATTCAATCCCTTAAGAGTGCAGACGTTGTGATCTATCAGCCATTGAGTCACGTCCATGGATGTTATAGCACCGAGAATATGCTTCAGTTTTGCAGCCAAGATGCATTGCTTATATCCGTACCGCGTATTCACAATAACGCACTGTGGCCAATTTACGCAAAACGTTATGCCAAAGACATCTATTACGGTGGAGAGTATCTAGAAGACTATCCCGACGTTTCGAGGCAAGATATCTTAGCTAAATATGATGCGAGAGGTATTGATTTTAAGTTCAAAGAGCGATTTGACCGGAATATAGCACTCTCGACGGATCGCGAACATGATACAGATGTGAAAGTCGTGAAGTTTATCCTCGACAACATTCGCAACCGCCAATTGTTTCTTACCCAAGATCACCCAACAACATGTGTATTTCAACACGTCGTTGAGCAGTTGGTAGATCCGCTCCGGATATCGTTCACGAACGCAATAGATAACGCGCCAGACAACATCGCCAATCTAGAAGACAGCGTGTACCATCTCCCGACGCAGAGATACCCACAGAGCTCATTAGCAGTTGAGGCCTTCGGTCTTAACTGGGTGACGCAGACAGATGATCTGTTTTATCGCCAAAGGCTCTGTGATCATCTCGCCTATTTGAAAATATGAGTAAAGAATACTTGACCATGTGATCCATGTCCATCTACTAAGGTCATTGAATCCTTGACGACTGGGTATGCGAGAACAAGCGCAATTTGCTCGTTGTCGATACGTCGTTTCGCAATCATTTCGTCGTGGAAAATACGCATAACTTCATCTCGTACTACAACGAATGCGCGAGGCGTCATGACCCACATTGTCCCATGAAGAACGCATTCGCACGTTCCGATATAGCTATCGGGATGGAAGGTTCCAAGTCGGTTCCTGGATGAATTCACTTCAATGTAGAACGTGTCGGCCAGACCAGGACGCGAGATGTACGTACGTCGGGTGTCGTAGAACCTCGATGATCCTGCATCCAACCATGCAAAGTGCGAGGTTCCAAACGGGTTCCGTTCGATTGCCGCCTCCAACCAACCAAACTTACTGTACTGAACGGTACAGTACTCGGGGAGAAGGTTTGTAATGTCGCGCGGGTGCCGCAGTGTAGCCTTAAAAGTAGGATCGACCAGTATGTTCGCGATCGTGTCGCGGTGCTTCCACATGGGAATCTCGTTTAGCTCTGTTTCTACCACGTCGAGATCACCTCGTAGTGCGAGAATCTCCGACTTCCATCCGAGCGACTTGTCGAGATATACCACAAATGGATCGCGCACGGTAACCAGCGTCCGATAAAGCCATGCTTTGTATTCACTGACTGACCTCCCGTCAACACATTCGCGTCCGATGTTATAAAATGCGGTTACACACGTGATCGGCATTATGTTGTAAAAGATAGGATGCACTTAAGCTACAGTATCGTGATGCCGATTCATAATCAGGCAGCTATCCTTCCGGGGATTCTGAGTAAACTAAAGGAACACACCGTGGGTGAGTATGAGATCATCTTCATCCTCGATGGTTGTACCGATACGAGTGAAGCAATCGTGCGTGCTTTTTCATTCAACCGCCCAGTGACGATCATTGTGAATCCAACTGGTCTTTTTGAAACGTCATGTGATAACCAGGGATTCAAGGCAGCGAAGGGAGAGTTCATTGTCGAGATCCAGGCAGATATGGAGATGACCACTTCAGGCTACAATGAGCTATTGTGTCGCCCACTTAGGATCTTTCCGGATTTGATCGCAGTGTCTGGTCGATGTTGTCACACCCTCCGGGGCCCTGAATCAGGAGTAGGGAAACTTGGACGTCTTGTCGAACAGCCTCATCGCAACTACCCACTACACACAATCTACTTATCGCATACCGTCAATCGCGGACCTCTTGCTTTACGAAGGTCGATGGTTGAAGAGCTTGGTTGGTTAGATGAGGAGCATTATGTCCTCGGTGATGATGAACATGATCTATTCGCGCGTGCATGGGCCCAAAAGCGTTGGAGAACAGCATTCTTTCCTGTAGAATTCCGAGCTCCACTTGAGTGGGGTAGCACTCGAAAGCAGCGACCCGCGCATGTTCAAGCGTATCTCGACCAACGCCGTGCAAAGGAGAAAAATGGATTCCTTGCACGGGCCACGTCGTTCCCTGAGCCGGAAACACGTAGTTTGGTGTAATAATGAAGGTCTTACTCAATCTCATCGCAACAAATCGGTACATGTCGTTCGTCCCGGCTATCCTTGAATCGGTGAATACACACTTTTTCCCATCGGCCGAGCGTCGTGTGATCGTGCATACGAATATTGAGCTTCCCGCGATGAACTACCCATCTCTCAATATTGAGAAACATGCAATTCCACATGAACAGTGGCCGTTCGTGACCTTAAAGCGATTCCATTACTTTCTAGGAATGGAGGACCGTCTGAAGGAGGCAGACTACTGTTTCTATATGGACGTGGACGCTATCTTCGTCCGAACGTTTGACTGGGCACTACCTGATCACGGAATGTTTGGAACGATTCACCCGATCCATCGTTCAGGTCCGGGTACACCCGAGCGCAATTCAATCTCAACTGCTTGCATTCCGGAAGGTTCGAACAGCCGATACTTTTATGGCGGGTTCTTCGGTGGGAAAAGCGAGGACTTCGTATCTATGGCTCACGAACTGAAGGCCCGAATCGACATAGATCTCTCTAGAGGTCATGTTGCACTCTGGCATGACGAGTCCCATCTGAACTGCTATTTATACCAAAACCCCCCATCACTTACCTTTGAATTCCCGTTCGGAACTGCAGAGGGTATCTCTCAGATTGTTCCCGAGTCGTATATATACTTTATCGAAAAAGCGAATAGAGGTGGACATAATTACTTTCGAGGAATCGCATAGATACAATAATGCCCACCTTTGTAACCGCTGCGAGTAGCAATCACTTCAAATCATTGTGTCAACTACTCGAAACCCTTCGAGGTCAGCGAGTGTTTGTTTACGATCTCGGTCTTACATCTGGAGAAGGAGATCACATCCGTTCAACCTTTGAGGTGATCTATCGAACATTTCCATTTCACCATTATCCTCCTCACGTATCGTTGTCTGCTCAGGATGCAGGTGCATATGCTTGGAAGCCCATCATAGTATCCGATGTCTTCGCTGAGATTGATGGAGTCTTGATTTGGTGTGATGCCGGAAACAAGGTAACTGACCCAGTTGCACTCGAGCAATGTGTGCGTTCTGCCGGAGTATATACGCCCACGTCTTCGGGAACAATTGCTACCTGGACACATCCACTTGCATTAGCAACGATGGGTATACCGAAGCAGTGGTATGGATTCGATATGCGGAATGCAGCCTGCATTGGGTTTCTGAAAGGGTCTGCCGATCCGTTGGTTGCAGAATGGAGGTCTTTTGCACTAGACAAGAACGCGATTCTTCCTCTGGGAGCAAACCGTTCAAACCATCGACATGATCAGTCTATTCTGTCGTTCCTCTACTACAAGTATAAGGTCATGCGTCGAGATGACTACGTCGGATTTTCCATTCATAATGATATCGATTAAGTATATAATGCGAATCCAGGATCTGAAAGTCGTATATATATGCCCAGACCATAACGAAAAGTATCACGCACGGAAAGTCCATATGGACTCCATGCTGGAAACTATTGGGTTTAAAGACGTTGTCCATTTCAAATCAGGAACCGAAGGGTATCCACGGTGTCTCGCAAATGCGAACATTGAGATCCTCACTACGTATCTAGACGAACCCATTCTGCTCCTCGAAGACGATGTCGAATTCACAGGTGTAGAAGAATTTGACTTCATCGAGGATGCAGATGCGATCTACTTTGGAGTGAGTCTGTGCGCAGGGCATCCAACGCTCAATATCAATCAAGGATTCGCGGTCTATTCGAAGTATAACCATACACAAGACCGTATCCACAACATGCTAGGAACCCATGCAATCCTCTACATATCAAAGTCATACAAAGAGGCAGTTATCAATCGGTTAAAGACTGTGAAAGGCCACACAGACGTTGCGATCGCGCGCATGCAGCCGAACTTCAAGGTTCTAGCCAACAAGAAACCATCGTTCTTTCAGTCTAGCAAGTTTAACCCTCCCAATCACAATAACTTCTATACGAAGTTCGAACTGACCGATGTTGCGTTACACCTGATCGCGACAAATAACTATACCCAATTCCTGGATCGGATCGTCAAGAGTGCAAAGAAGTACTTCTTTCCTGCACTTCGCCGTCATATCGTCATCTATTCAGACGACATGTCGGTTGTGAAACGCCTTGAACTGGCCCATCCGACCATCGAATTTCACTTCAAACAGATCCAGCATGAACCATGGCCTTTCGTTACCTTGAGGCGATTTGAATACTTCTCGTCGGTGAAGCTGAATGTAGATTACAGTTTCTACATCGACGTGGACTCTGAGTTTATTGGTGAACTCGACAACTCATTCTTACCTCAATGGTTTGCAGCGACCGAACATCCATTACCCGACCAACAAGGATCTACGGAAAAGAACCCAGCCTCTCGTGCCGCTCTACCAGGTATTGTCGTTCAAACATATTTCTGCGGGGGGTTCTTTGGCGGCCACCAAAATCATTTCATGCATATATCAACCCTTCTTGCTAGTCGCATCCAAGACGATATGAAAAGGCGGGTCATGGCGTCATGGCACGACGAGAGTCATCTGAACTGGTATCTTTATCATCATAAGCCTTCAGCGATCTTTTATAAACCATTCGCAGTTGCAGAATCCTATACAAATGCAACACCTGATTCAAAGATTCTCTTTCTCGACAAAAGGAAGACAAATGTGGCGCGCACGGTCGAAATAAAGGATATCAAGTTTAACGGTCGCTTTTCATTTTCATAAACAACCCCTAATCCAGGTGGATTTCCACCTACATTTGGTTTTGTTTTTGGTTCTTCGTGGTTTGATTCGTATATGTCGTATTTAGTTGGAGTACGCGAGGCCACCCATGCCGCTCATGACGCGCAGCACGTTGTAGTTGACGGCGTACACGCGGACCTGCGCCGTGCGGCCAGAGCGCACCGTGTTCACGGACACCGTGAGCTGCAGGGTCGCCTTGTCGATGCGGGAGAAGTTGCACGTGCCGGACGGCTGGTGCTCCTCCGGCTTGAGCGCGAACGAGTACACGCAGATGCCCGGCGCCGTGGGCGTGCGCGTGTGGTGCTGGTACGGCTGCACGTAGCTGAAGTAGCGGCCCTCGCGCTCCGTGAAGCGGTCCTGGCCGTTGAGCTGGAGCTTGGCGACCTCCGTCGGGGTCTTGCCGGAGCAGCGCGTGCCTGAGTCGAGGATGACCTTCGCGAGCAGGTAGTTGGTCGTGTCCTCGAAGAGGTACTGCTGGTCGTTACCGATGCTACCGAAGTTCGAGTCGAGCCACGACGCACCAGCCAGCGACGGGCCAACTGCGATACCCACACCCGGGAGGTAGGGGCCAGACGCACCATCGGCCGCGAGCGTCGGGACAGCGAGCGACGAGGCGCCACCACCCAGCGAGCCGCGGGCGAGGACGTCCATGATCACACCCTCCGTGCTGAAGTCATCGGAGTAGTTGAACGGCTGGCAGCCGTTGACCTCAGTGATGTGGGGCGGGGGCGGCTGCGTGCAGTCGACGAACGAGTCGCGCTGAACGACCCACACGAGCTCCTTCACCGGGTGGTTGAAGTTGAGCTGGATCTTGTTCGACGAGGACGTGATCGACTCGGCACCCGTGAACTGCAGCTGCTCGATGAGGTACTCGTGCGTCTGCTGGGCGAAGCGGCGACGCTCCTCCGTGTCCAGGTAGATGTAGTCGATGTAGAGCGACGCGGCCGTCAGTGACTGGATGGCCGCCGGCGCCGACTGACCAGACGCAACCTCATAGTAGCAGCAGTTGATCCACTGGTCGAACTCAACGTTGATGCGCACCTCGTGGTACTGGAGCGCGATCAGCGGGATCGCCAGGCCCGGGTTACGGCAGAACCAGAACTGGAGCGGGATGTAGAGCGTGCGGGCCGGGGTGCCGGCGCGGGGGGCGCACGAGTTCGTCAGCTCAGAGCCAGCGCACGACACGTCCAGCGCATAGCCCTTGCGGTCCTTCATCAGCACGAGGTCGTGCGTGTTGCCGATCATCTCATCGAGCGCCTTGACCGTGCCCAGGTCCTGCGTGAGCTGGGTCCAGATCTGCATCCAGTCGCCGTACTGGCGGTCGATGCGCTGGCCGCCGATCTCGAGCTCAACCGTCTTGATCATGCGGTGGCCGATGTAGTTCAGCCAGCGGAAACGGCTGATGTACTGGTTGTTCTGGGCATCCAGCTGAACCGCCGGGAGAACCACCTGGATGTACGTGCGGAACATCAGGTCGGCGTTACGGTTGATGATGGCCGTCACGCGCTTGTTGAAGTCGGCCTGGCCGTTGAAGGTAACCTCAATCGACTCCATGGCGAAGTTCGTGTGGCGCTTGAACAGCACCTTCCAGAACGTGATCTGGGGATTGCCCGAGATGTAGATGTCCTGCGCACCATAGCTGACGAGCTGAAGAAGACCGCCACCCATATCGTTTGTATGCTACATCGCAACAAAATTTTCTTCAGCAACAATCTACACGCTCGGCGACTGTCCTTAAAAATGCGCATCTATGCGGTCAACTGTGATGTTGGGCGTGGCGAACGTCTGAAAGCTGCCGCAGCACCACTGAACCTCGACATCGTTCTGGTTCAGTCCCCTCTCAAGGACGACCCAGAGGTTGTGCGTCGCGGAGCCACATGTTTCGCACGCGATACGTCCTATCCTACGGGATTCGCAGCCACCCTAGGTCATATCCGGTGTATGCAGGCTTTGGTGGATTCTGGAGAGCCGTTGGGAATCATCATTGAAGACGATGTGAGGTTTCACAAATACTTCAATGAGGTTGTAGCTTCAATGGCCGAGTATATGAAGGAAGGGAACACCGACATCTTGTCCCTTGGGTATATCAACATCCCTCAAGGGGATCATTACCATACACGTGGTCACATCCTGATTCGCAACGTCGGTGTTTCGAATCCATGGGGTGCTCAGTGTTACATGATCACGCGTGAGTGGGCAGCTAAGTTCTGCAAGATCTTCGAGGTCGATGATGTGTCTGGTCCTTACCAATCTCACTTCATTACGGACTGGGTGATGTTTGATCCGATTCTTGGATGCCGTCGTGATACATTGATGTGGCCCATCGCAGTTGAAAGTCCAGAGGAAGCGTCTATATGTGCATTCAACGCTGGAAAGCCGGATCTTTTCATGACGGTTTCTCGCGAGAACTTCTACCTGTGATAACAGACCCGACAGACTGAACTGTACATCTCCGCACCTCCAATTGCGATCTGTGGATATCCAGATACATGCCTCTTTGAGAAAAAGGAAGGCTCTCCGCAGGCACATCGTCCATTCAGATTAATCACTTCATTCGCCAACGGAATCGTATTGAGAATCTCACCAAACGGACGCCGATCTGAGTCGCCAGACAGGCCGATCAGATAGACAAACTTCCCAAGCGTATCTACTGCATATTCAACGAAGGGAACCAGACCCTGAAAAAACTGTACTTCGTCAACGATGATGACTTCGTAATTGGCCATAAACTCTTGAGTCAATGCATTGAGTGTTCCGGTTTCAAAGCAAGGAAGTGAGATACCAGTGTGGGTCGTAATGTGATTCGGGATAGACCGAGTATCACGGTTGGGCTTCACGATCAGCACGCGCACGTTCTTCGAACGATACAGTGAAGCCACTTCGATCGCGTAGGATGTCTTCCCTGAAAACATGGGTCCGATCACCACCTCGAGAGACATTTACCTAGACCATGCCTAGTAAGTGAAAATGGACACAGACCAAGGTCTGGCCCTAGGAATTGCGTGTGTTGGATTTGTCTGTGTTATCGCATGCTTGATTTACGGTGCGAACCGCATTTGGGGTAGGCGGTATCGCCCTGTTTCGTTATCAGATCAGGACTCTATTCCATGACCATGTGAGGCACAATGTGCATTGCCTCCAACTCCTGCATCCACAGTTTCATTGCATAGGGTAACGTCTTCTGAACGAAATCTGTCTTGTTACCACATGAGCCGCAGGAATACAGCCCCTCCTGTGGATTAACCACTGCGAGAGTTCCACAGGTCTTGCAGATGCCTGTCGTGAAGGGATCAGACACATCCATCAGTCGCTCCTTCGTGAAGGCAGAGGCACCGTGTGAGATCATGCAATCACGCTCCATCTCACCTACGCGAAGACCACCATCTCGAGATCGTCCCTCGCAGGGCTGACGAGTCAGGGACACAATGGGTCCACGCGCACGAGAATGTTTCTTGTCGATCACCATGTGCTTCAGGCGTTGGTAGAAAGTAGGGCCCATGAAGATCTCCGCCTGCATCATCTCACCGGTCTGACCGTTGTACAGGATCTCGTTTCCGTAGGGATGCATACCCAGTTCAAGCATCTGCTCGCGGAGCTGCTCGACCTTCAGGTGGGAATACGGCGTTCCATCACCGAGCGTGCCCTTGCGAACACAGACCTTACCGAAGATACACTCCATCAACTGCGCAATGGTCATACGACTAGGCACAGCGTGTGGATTCATAATCAGATCCGGGCGAAGACCTGCGCCGGTGAACGGCATATCCTGCTCGTCAAGCAGCATTCCAACCGTTCCCTTCTGACCGTGGCGAGAACTGAACTTGTCGCCAATCTGAGGCACACGCTCGGACACTACGCGGACTTTGACGAAGGGATATCCATCCGAGTTCTTGTCCTGCCACACTCCGTCGATACGACCAGGCTCTGCGTTCTTGTGTGTGGTCGATGCATCGCGGAACGAGTAACCAGCCGTGTCGTGGCGCAGGTTCACGACCTTGCCGATCACAACATCGTTCTCCTGAATATTCGCATGGAGCATCGGAATCCCGCTCTCATTGATGGCCGCATAGCTCGTGTTCTTGAACTTGCGTGTATTGTGCTTCTGAGGGCGCATGAACTTCTCCTCACGACCCGAGGTCACATTGCGGTGCTCCTCATCCTTGTACATCGTGTAGTACAGGCCCCGGAACAGGCCGCGGTTCACAGCAGACCGATTCATGATGATCGAGTCCTCCTGGTTGTAGCCACCGTAACAGGCAATGGCTACAATCGCATTCATACCGAAGGGCATCTCCTGCATCTTCAGAATGTTCATCGATCGTGTTTCGACGATCGGGCGGCTGATGGAACACAATACATATGCGTTCTTGTCCAGGCGCTTAGCGAAGTTGGTCGCATAGACACACATCGACTGCTTGCCCATAGCCGATTGGTAGGTGTTTCGGGGCGACTGATTGTGGTCCGACAGCGGAATCGTGCCCGCCATGTGACCGACTAGCATCGAAGGGTGAATCTCATAGTGCGAGTGCGTCGTCACATCCTTCTTGGTCAGAGCAATGCGAAGTGTTTCCGTTTCTGATGCATCGATGTACTCGACGCAGCACCGTAGCCAGGCATTCCAATCCTTGCGGTCCTCGCCCTCCGGCTCCGGAGCACCTACGCGGAATACGGGACGAACCGCACGGCCACCATCCGTCTCGATCAGAATCGAGTTGAGCAGTGTATACCACGCAATCGAGGTGTGTGGGTGAAGGCGCAGGCTCTGTTTCGCTGAGCGCATGGACTTCACAACCGTCAGAGGGTCAGACGTGTAGCCAACCAGAACACCGTTCACAGTGATGGATGTTCCCTCATAGACCTTGGGCGTTGTAATCCAGGTCACGTTCGCCTTTTCCAAGAAGTGGAGGATTGTAGAGGACGGCACGTGCTGCGAGATCGAGGTCAAGAGCGACATGGTCTTCACAATACCGACCGAGTGACCCTCTGGAGTTTCTACAGGGCACATGAAGCCCCAGCTCGTCCCGTGCAGCTTGCGAGGTGCGAGTAGCTTGCCCGACTTCTCCACCGGTGTCTGAATGCGGCGGATGTGGCTGAGCGTGGCTGCATACGACATACGCGCCAGAACCTGCGAAACACCCACCTTGGTCGCATTGGAGAGCGATGTCGAATTGTTCGTACCCATGCCCTGAACTGTGAAGTTGCCCGTAGCCAGAGCCTGTTTCATCTTGCCCTCGATGGTGGACACCTTGAGGATCTTGTAGAGATTGTTGATATTCAGGATCTCCAGTGGCTGGCCCGCCTTCTTCCACGTGTCGTTGTTGACCTCCTGAACGAACTCATTACGCGTATCATTACAGACCTTCTGGAACAGCTGACGGAACAGGTGGGTCAGCAGAGCACCCGTCGTGACCACGCGCTTGTTCGGGTAAGCATCTCGGTCGTCCAGTGGGATGTGCTTACAGTAGGTCAGAAGCAGCCTGCGAATCATCGAGCCCATCAGCATCGTGCGGCGGGCGTTCAACACCGCGGGTGTGGTGGTTTCGCCAGCAAATCGTACATGCGGCAGAAGCTCGGTCGTGAGCAGATGCTGGACATATGCACACTTGTCCTCCTGGTTAGTTCCGTATTGGAGGTGATTGGTCAGGTATCGAACAGCATCGTCCTGTGTGAAGATACCCATCTCGGACGCATCTCGGAACGATGCACCCAGCAACTCAACATGCGAGTCTTTCTCATCGCTCCAGATGATGCGTGCGACCGTGCGGTCATCCACTACACCCAATGCCCGGAAGTAGATCATCACCGGAATGTCCTCGCGGAATCGAGGAACGCATGCAACCATCGGGTATCCGAAGCCGTTGAACTTGGAACTGAGGCGGATCTCCAGCTTCTTAGGCGGAGTTGTGAAGGACTCGTGAAGGCTCTTCATCTCAACCGAATACAGATACTTGGACGAGGTCTTCTTGTTCTGGAAGATCATGATGCGGTTATCAGCCACCTTCTCCTGGCACAAGATCGTGCGCTCAGATCCGTGGACCACAAAGTATCCGAGCGGGTCGTGTGAGCACTCTCCCATCTCAGTCGCAGCGACCGGGTAATCCTTGAGGAGGCAGAGCGAAGAGCCAAGCATCACCGGCAGCTTACCGAGGCTGATGCCCTCGAAGACGCGGAACTCCTCGTCAAAGGTGTCGAGCAGTGGTCCCTTGTAGGTGCGGGCTACGAAGCGAATATCTGCATGCATCTGTGCGGCATAAGTGAAGTTGCGAACGCGCGCCTCCATCGGTAGCATGGGCTTTACGCGACCAGTGGCCTCTTGAAGGCGGGGCTTGAGGTAGGTGACGTTCTCGAATGATAATCTGAACTCATACTTGTACTTCTTGGTTGTTTCATCCTGTTCATGCCACACAGTGATTGGAGCAGTTGACTGGACGATGAGGGGGAGCTTGTTGCGGATGAAGTCCTCGAACGAGTCGATCTGATGGTCTACGAGACGACGAACACCCTTTGCGAAGTAAGCGTTGACGGCTTCCCACTCCATGGTACTAGAATGCCCCGGTTAGGCTGTAAATAAGGTTTATCCGTTTTGAGTAAAGGGATGTCCGAGATGAAAATTAGTAAGGTGGGGCATGAGGCACCCCGACAGAAGACTCAGAAGAACACACGCACATATCCTAGGGGTGTTCTCCGCAAGACCGCGCGCAAGATCGAAGGAGTGAAGGATCCTGCGAAGAGTCCTCCCTTCAAGCCAACCATTCGCATTCTGACTCGCAAGGGTGAGCAGCAGAAGCGTAAGAAGATCCGGGGAACGCTGAAGAACATGAGTGATCGTCAAATCCGAGACAAGCTGAAGAAGTCTAACCTGCCTGTGAGCGACAAGGCGCCTCGTGAGCTAATGATGAGTATTCTCGAAGGCGGCACAGAAGCAGGAATGATTTCGTAATGTATACTAATGACGGCTATTTGGGGGCCATTAGGATGGATGGCGTTACACTCGGCCGCATCGTTATATCCAGATACTCCGACGGAACCCGAACGTCAGCTTATGACTACGTGGCTCGATCTCTTCAGGGATACCATCACCTGTCCATCGTGTCAGGCACATTTTACGGAGCTTCTCGGAAATTACCGCGCACAGTTCCCGAACATGATGTATTCGCGGGCTAATTTCATGTTGTTTACTTTTCGAGCACACAATGACGTCAATCGGCGGCTGAACAAACCACTCTATCTTAGCGTTGCCTCCTGCTTTGAACGTCTTCGAAAGAATGTCCAGTTTAACACTGCGAGGTCGTTTAGGATTACCTATATTAACCACATCACGCGTCATTGGAGGTCTTTTCAGGATGCATCTGGACTATCGGCGATGAAGAAGATTCATCAGATGAGGAAGATTGAGGATAGTTACATGACTCCGCGAAGCAATGAGTTTGAAACAGAAATCCCCGAAGATGTCGTTATTGTTCAGTTAGGGCCGCAGGAGGTTCCAACGGCTCGACCCATTCTGCAGGCAGGCGCTGGATCTAGGATGATGATGACTCCGTTTGGACTTCGACTACGGAAGTAAGAGGTCGGGCTGGGTCCCAAGGTAAAGACATATATGGGTCTGTTTCCCATGTGTATCTCCGCATCCATGGATGGCGAGTATCGCGCTCTTCATCATAGTGTTCATCGACAAACATAACACGGCGTTTGGCCTTGCGCAATGACGCGCACGGCAAAATGAACTGAAGTTGATGACCAACGTGAAATGGAGGTGTTGGATGCTCCCAGTGAATCGCTGGCTGTTCAAAGTCCTCCAATGTCTGGAGAAGCGGAGCCTCGGAATATGGATAGAACCAACACCAGTCTGGAACCGTTGAGGTTGTGAAATACTCGAGCGTCCATGCATACGTCTTCCAATAGGCTTCGCATACCGGAGCCCAATCGATGACGCCATCTAGTAACAGGCCGACCCTTGACTCCAACCCAAGTCCGTCTGGCGCCACAATATGCGCATCGTGTGGCTTTCTGCGCTCAATTAGCACCTTGGTTTCCATCTTCACTGGTTCCGTCATACGGAGTGCACGACCATGTCCTTCTTCACGCAGAGAGAACATGGACACTGCAGGCATGAAGTCATTACCAAAGTAGCGAATGCACAGCTTCACATAGTCATCTACGGGGAGAGGAAGAACAGCCGCCAGGGCGGAAATCGAAAAGGCATCCTCATCTCGAAGAAGGAATAGATTCCCAAGTGAACGCTGCGCAAGAGCGATGAGCACCAAATCAGCGTCCAAGCCGTACAACGCAATAGTGGTTCGCCGGGATGCGTCAATTGTTCGCAACCATTGAAATATCTTATGTTCCCCTTCGCCATGTTCGTCTGTTCCTGATATCACAGCCTCCGGGAAAGCCTTTCGAAGCTCCTTTACCAGCTCGCGCATATACGGGGTTTCGGGAGATATCTGATTCTTTTCTACGTTCTCCGGGTTCTTGAACCGGCGATAGCGCTGTTGGACCATCTTCGCATACGGCACCAGACCATCGAACGCCAAGTAGAGCGTCTTGTATCGCATCCGCTCGAGATACGTCCGCAACTCGGAAATCACACTCCCAATAGGATCTTCTTCCTTAATGGCTTTATGTAAGAAACAGTTGAAGTCCATGCAGAGCACATCGGCTTCAAATGTATCATAACGCTTCTGAATGTGTTTATGCGTCCGCAAAAGGGACGCTACGTAAAACGGGATACCCATTATGAGTAGTAAGTTGATGAAGTGAAGACGGTTTAACAGCAGCACCACTTCCGCTTAGCAGCATCAGCAATAACCGTCTCGATGCTCTTGACCGTGATGCGGGGCTGGTTCATCAGGATATCCTCAGCCTTCTTCTCGACGGCCGCAATCTTCGCACTCGCCTGAACCGCGGCAGCCACAGAATCCACGACATGCGGGAGCATCGTGTTGACGAAAATACGCGCAACATCCTTCTCGGCATCGGGCATCGAGGACGCGTTGATGACGTGGAGCAGGCTGGCCTGGAGAAGCGTCAGGCGCTCCTTCGGGGTCATCATGTCGAGCGACTGGAGGTGCGTGGCGAGCTTCGTCACACCGGGGACCGGGTTCTTCCAGTCAATCGAATCGAACAGAGTGGGCTCTGCGGGTGCAGGAACAGGAGCGGGTTCAACCGCAGGAACAGGCTCCGGAACTGTGGGGGCCTCAACCTCCACCGGAGCAGGAACAGACGCAGTATCGGCCATTTACTCTGAGGTCGGGAGTTTCTTGTAAACCTCACCAACGCATCACAGGACGACGTGTCTTGTGACGGCCACCCTTCGCAGGTGCTAACGACGGCGCTGCAACAGGAACAGTCGGAGCAGGCATCATTGGTTCAGGGAGAGTTTTTGGAGCCTTCGCCCTCTCACGACGACGCTGGGCCTTCTCCTCATCAGTCATCTTGACCCTCACTGTCTTGGCCTTGGGCGCGGCCTTGACCTTCTCGGTCTTCTTGACGTCCGCCAGCTGCTTCTTGTGTGCTGCCTTGACCTTCTTCAACTCTTCCTTTAACTCCGACACCTGACGACGGAGCTTGTCGGAGTCAACTTTGGCTGCTGAATCCCTACAGAAGACATCGACTTTGTTACGCAGCGTAGGCATCCTTACTTCTAAAAACGAAATTAAGTAGTAATACGATGGGAGAAGCTCAAATGCCGTGCCCTAATTGCTTTGAAGATTCACTAACTACGCATGCAGAGAATGGCCTACCCGTATGTAATGGATGCACCGAGTCGTTCTGCCCACTCTGTTATCACGGAACGCGCTACGCATGTACCTACTTCACCAGCACAGTGCCCGAGAAGAACTGGCTCGCAGCAATCGAGTATATGCGAGCAAATCCCGACAAGAATGAACGCATAGTTCGCTCAGGGCCTACGAACCAGTGTTGTGTAGTCAGAGTCGGACTGACTCTCTTCCGCCGTGTGGTTCGCGATGGCGTGGTTGTGAGCGAAACACCGGTTGACCCAATCGAGGCATGCGATTACTGTGGTGCATATGACCGCAGATACGAACATCTTAGAAGGGCCTATACATCTGGATTCGCATGTACGGAATGCGCAAATGGTATTCTAGGCAAGTGATAAATGTGGGAGTGGATTCTTCTTGTGCTGGTTCTCATCTTTTTATACTTGTTTATTCGGCCGAATCTAACGGAGTCCCCGGGGTGCAAAGCGTGTGCTAAGCGTAACGAAAATCCTGTGGACTAACAAATGTTCGGGTTCATCAAGGCGTTCAAACCCAAACCAGTTGCTCCGGCACCTAAGATTCCTTCGCAACCAGCTCCCCCTCCGCCATCTGGGCCAACATCATAAGTTTTCGAGTGGGTGTATAAATGGGAACTATTCGTCGCAAGGGATACCATGCTACACGCAAGGGAACTAAGTATTATGTCCGCCCGACAACCATGGTTGATCGCGGAGAACGTGGGAAGTGGTCAAGCGTTCATAAGGAGTCCGGTATCGGACCTCTTAGGAAGGGGACGCTTCTTGGATACAATGCAAATGAAAAGACGCCGGCTCGGCATAATACGTTGAGGCGTGTTGTGCACAAGTTTGGCCCGCTCTCCACGTTCCGCAAGCTCAATGCGGTTGCGGTCTATACCAAGCGCACTGCGCCGTCACGGTCAAAGACGTTTAAGGCTGACCGTAACTGGGTGAAAAAGAACTTCATGTAAGACAAATGAAGAAGTGGATTCTCTTTGCACTCCTTATTCTCGTACTTGCCGGATATGTGTCGTTTCAGGCACCCGGTGTCCAGTGCCCCGGTTCGATGGTCCATTGTCCGGGTGTTGGATGCGTGTCTGGACCTGAAAAGTGCATCCCTGGTGCAACAGGTGGACCCATGGCGACCTTCTCAACCACGTGGGAGAAGTTCACAAACGGTAAGGATATGTTTCCCGGAGTGCCGGTATTTGAAGTCGGAAGTTCTCCGACCATCAAGAACTGCGGGAATGCTACTCGCGCCGTAGATGGCCGTTGCCCTGAGTTTATCGCTCCTTAACGCAGACAAAGACACTCAGGACGCACCTCCTCTACCGGAGCCTGACGCGTCATTACCTTAATCTTCATCTTCTTAACCTCGAAATACTCCTCGACGGTGTCCTTGACGACTGCCGGGTCGAAATCCTTGCAGGAGAACACATCCAAATACATGGAGTTGTTCTCTTCCACAAAATGTGCACAGATGTTGCTTGTTTCAATGAGCTGAACGAGCGTGTATCCGGCCTTGTTACCCGAACCAAATCGCACAATATGAGGATTACCATACGCAACCATGTCGATGCGCTTGACGAGCGTCTTTGTGAAGTCGTAGATCAGTGTGGGGTTACGAATGGTGTGAGCCCCAGCCCCAGCTGCGTCGAGAATCAGGTGCTTTCCCCAGGTGCGAAGCGGGATCATTGACTATATACTAGTGCTGCGTGAAAATCACCGCCGGCGACGGTGGCCACCCATGAGAGGCTGCTGCGAGGGCGTGTTCAGGAAGAAGGCATAGTACGGAATATAGATGCTTCCGAAGAAGAAATCAACCACCGCCCAGAAGGGGGACTGGTATTTGTCGTACGACAGCTTCGCGGCAGCGGCGTGGAGGAGGAACGCAAACACTCCGCCAAACGAGCCAAGGATAATCGTCACAACAGACCAAAACGACGCGGGCTGCTGGGCGGCAGGTGAAGGCGCGGGTGCAGAAAGCGCAGGGTTAACTCCGGGGGTGCTCATTATAACCACATGCGAATAAAAACGAATTCACCAACTCAGGACATAACATAAGTTATGGAATCTCAACGTCTGGCGATGGAGCTACTTGTACGCGGACATACATCTCATGGAACTGATCACCAGCGAAGTATTCGACTGCGAACACTTAGTCCGTATGAATGTAGGTGCCGCAACCTCTACAAGGCACTTCGACAGCTGCACAATCAATACATCAACTTCTACATTGCCGGGAAGGACACCCGCTTCCTCGAGTCAACTATACGTGCGTATTCCAGAATTCTGAAAATGGATCCTCCACTCTTACGAAGACGGTAAGAGCCCCCTCCAACATGATCAACACCCACACCTTCTACTGCTCTACAATGAACTGCGACAACGACACTAACTACAATGGGGGGCTGTGCGACGAGCACAGGAAGGAGACGCTCTCCTACGAATCAAGCGAATGCCCTGGCTGCGGCAACGATATCTATATTGGCGCAAATGGCTACTGCGCGAACTGCTGGGTCGAGCGGTTCGGATGCGAGTCACCCATCCCACACAAGTGCTCTGGCGAATGGGACTACAAGCGTGGAGTGTTCTCCTGCGACTTCGAGGAAGAGCCAGACTGCCCTAGCCACCGCACGAGCTCGGTCGCTTCGGTTTACGAGCGATCATGCGACTCGTGTTATGAGATGTTCACCTCGAAGGTCCAGACTCGCTGCTGTGGCGAGTGCTACAGTGACGCGGCTGTCGTCATCCAGAAGTGGTGGCGCGCACGCCGCCCGTTCCAATGGTGTAACCTCTGGTTTCAGGGCCACTGCCGCACCTGTAGGAGCTACTTTCCTACGCAGAAGGAACACGAAGTCTACTGCCCAGAGTGCCGGGACTCGATCAAGCTCCCCAATCTGCCTCCGTCGCCGATCGACGAGATCGAGGAGAGGTTCAAACAATTTGGATTGGACTACTGCGATGGATGTCGCGACGAGTGCCTGAACCAGCAAGGGCACATGTACCCGGGCGGGTGCCTATACGAATCCCCAGAGGAAGCCGACTGAAAACGGATTCGTGAGCCCCAACAATTTTTACATTCCATCGGCAAGAATGATTAACTACATCGCACTCGGTTTCAACGAAGAGGACAACAAGATGCTTCAGGACGCAGAGAACGCAATCACGGCAGCAAACATGTGGGAGTGGATGAAGGACGAACCGGGCACCGGAGGATATTCGATGTCCGACGGCGAGGAAATGAGGGCGATTCGCAAGCATATGAAGTATGACGGTCATTCGGGGGCGAGTCTTGCGATGACGATGCGGGAGATGCAGTTGATGGCCACACTCGGTATCGATGCCTACTGCTCCATGTATACGCAGAAGATCGCACCGCCTCCGGAGAAGAAGAATAAGCTCGTTCGCACACCTGAAATGGATGCCAAAGTGATCGAGGAGTATGAGAACCGGGCACCCTTCGCGAAGGCACCGAAGTGGTCATACGAGTATATCAAGGCGTTCCCAGATGTCCTGCGCAACGTGCGAGTGGAAGATGATTTCAAGCGGCCAGGTGTCTCCGATCCGACGGCTCGCCGACTCAACTGGTAAAACGGAAACCACCAGCATAAACTAACGGAGAGTGATGGAGTCCTGTGCTATGTGTTCGTGTTACGTGTACGATGTTCTTCAAAGTCCATATCCAAGTACTGCACCGGCCTCTGCGTTGATTCGACAGGATCGAATCAAACATCTCTTTCCAGTCCTCGTTCCAGAAGTGATCCGCTTAATCAAG